ATATCATAGAAAAGTATTGACTCCAGATATGGATGTATCTGAAGAATCAAATGAAGTTAAAGTATTAGCAAGTGCTTTATGGACTGACGATGTAAAAAAAGCATGGTCAGATAGTTTAATAAAGTAAAGATAGGGGTGTTGTGACTCCCCCATCTGTATTTAGTAAAATAAACAAGTCAAAATAAAGGAATGATGATGGCTGATAAGTACACAAAGAAAGCAGTTAGTGAAACTTCTCCTAGTGCAGATGCTTGGAAAGATGCTGTAGTAGAAAAAGAATACACACCAGCTAAAGTAAAAGTAGAAATGTCTTACAGACAGCTTGAAATGGAAGTAGAGCGTATGGATGAACAGATAGCTAGGATACAGGAAGACAAGAAAGTAAAAGAAGCTGAAATGGCTAAAATAAAAAAAGCAGTTGAAGCGTAAATACAAATCCTCTAAATGGAACAAAGGAAAACACATGGCTAATCCCAAAAAAGAAAAAGAAAGGGTTATAACCATTGACGATGTTGATTACAAGTTCGATGATATGACCGATGAAGCAAAAATGTTAGTAAATCACGTTGGTGATTTAGATAACAAAATTGGTGGAGCGAGATTCAATCTTGACCAGTTAAATGGAGGGAGAGAATACTTTATGGACAGGCTAAATAAAGCCCTTGGACATGAACCACCAGAGGTAGCAGAGGTTGTTCAAGACTAATGCTAAAATCAACTTCGGCTGTGTTTGGAATGGATGAAACCAGACACAGCCAGGAGTTACAGGGGAGCTATGCTAGACGACAATTTTGTATTGAGTCTAAATATAAAATGGCTTTTCCAAATAATAGCATTAGTGGGAATGCTTGTATATGGGTATTGGCAAATTGAAACACGTATACGAAAGCTTGAAGATAGCATTGTTGTTGCAAATGAACAGATTGGGGATTTACTTAGTAAACACATCGTGGAAGAAAGGGCTAAGCGAGAAGAGTTGGCAGAAAAAGTAGCCTTTTATGAAAAAGAATTCAATATCAACCCACTTAGCTGGGGTAAAAACAAGAGGGGTAAGAAATAGTGGATTTTATGGCAATCTACGGAGAGGCTGGAATGATAGGAGTTGTAGGTGCAATGTTTGTGTACCTAGTAATCTCTCTCTCAAATAAATCAGCAAAGCAACAAGAAACACTAGAAAATTTAAAAGTAGAGAACAAAGGTCAATCTGAAACATTAGAAAATATGGAAGGCATGGTAATAAAGTTAATTGAAAGATGGAATAAGGCAGATGAAAGAATGGACAGAAAGTTTGACGACCTTAATAGAAACATTAACGATTTAGATAACCAAGTATCTGAAGTTAAAGGCTCTCTCAGTAGAGTCAATGGGAAACACTAATGGATTACGAAACGATTGACGAGTACAGAGGTGACATTAAAGAAAGATTGGCGAGAATAGAAACCATCTTACATAGAGAATTACCCGATATAAAAGACCAATTAAGAATTGCCAATGGCAGAACTAGGTCTTTAGAAAACTGGCGTAATTATATGTTAGGTGGAATGGCAATATTAACGACAATGATAACGTATTTTATGAAATAAGGAGAACGAGAATGTTAGCAAAACTAATAGCAGACGATTTACTGTCAGATGAAAATGGAGCAGAAATTATTGCAGAGATTAATAAAGCTGTTGATATACCTATTATCTCAGAGAAAACAGAAAAAAAGATACTGGAAGCTTTATGGAAAGTTATTAAAGGTGTATTGCTCAAAAAGATTGGTTTATAGTGCCAAGATTAGGAAAAAGAAGTAAGCAACGATTAGAGGGTGTAGATGTAAGGCTACATCACCTTCTTGGAGAAGTAGTTAAACACTTTGACATTACTGTTATAGAAGGATTACGAAGCCAAGAAAGACAGAATCAGCTTGTTGCTGAAGGAAAGAGCAAAACAAAATTTGGAAAACACGTACAAGGACTTGCAGTAGATATAGCCCCATATCCTATAGACTGGGATGCTAGAGATGATTTTCATTATCTAGGTGGATGGGTATTAGCTACTGCGAATAAGTTAGGATATAAAGTACGTTGGGGAGGGGACTGGTCGAGCAGTTCTCAGTTTAAAGGGCAAAGAACCACTAAGGATAATCGTTTCGATGACTTAGTTCACTTTGAATTATTAGACTAATGAGGAGTTATGAATATAAAAGAAAGAGTAGTTGTCTTTCCAGACATCCACTTTCCCAACCACGATGAAAAGGCATTTAAATGTGCTTTAAAAGTAATAGAAACCATACAACCATCAGCATTTTTGTTGCTAGGAGATGTAATTGATGGAGAATCTGTTTCTCATTGGCAATGGCGTAAAAAGAAACGTCCACCTCTTGAATACCAACTTCCGTTTATTGATAAAGAAGTTAAGGAAGGGAATTCTGGTTTGGATAGAATTGATGAAGTTTTGGACAAAGTGGGGTGTAAGAAAAAACAATTCACCCAAGGAAATCATGAAAAATGGTTTGACTACTTCGTTGACGAAAACCCATACCTTACCCATTACCATTCAAAAACAGCCTTTAAATTCATTGAACGTGGATACAAGTGGGCTGACTATGGTAAAGTCATTAAAGTGTTTGGAAGCAAGTTATACGCTTATCACGGAGGACACTACATGGGAATTGCCCATGCAAGAACTCACGCCTTACAAATGGGATGCAACATCATCTATGGTCACACACACGACAGCCAAAAAGCAGTCATCACCCATATTAGTGGACCACACATGGCGTATTCAATGGGATGTTTAACAGATATGACAAAAGATTATCTAAGTGGCAGACCCACAAATTGGACTCATAACGTTGGCGTTATTGACATTTTTAGCAATAATAACTTTAATCTGGTTGTTCTCGATATTGTTAATGGTCATACTTCTTACGGAGGAAAAATCATAAGTGCCTAAATTAGTTGAAGTAGTAAATGATTTTAGTGGTGGAATTGCAAAAGGATACAACCCAGAGAATCTAAAAAACAATCAAATGCAAGTATGTGAAAACTTAATTGCAGATGGTGTGGGTTCTTTAACAACAGTTCCAAATGTAGAAACACGTTCTACGAGTGATATAAATGCATCTATTCCACCATTTAAGACAAGAAACCTTCACACATGGAGCACAGATACCAATTTATCTTTACCACAACAGCCAAGTAATACAGTAGATGAACCTACGCTTACTGAGGTTGTTACTGCCAAACGAGCTAGGTTATTAATGTACATGTCTCCGTTTAGCCCAATGAATACAGGTCTTAGGTTTACAGCGTACGATGTTCAAAGGGAAGAAGTTATTTTTAATTGGGGAATAGAGCTAATAAAGAACATTACAGACTGGAAACATATTATTGGAGAGTCTGTACTTCGTTTGGAGTCTAGGATACATCAAGACGATATATCGAATCCTCCTCAATATAAAAGTGATGTAATTAATTATAGATGGGCTACTCACGCTGAAATGAGTTCTTATCTTGATGGAGATGGAACGGAAATGTCTATAGGTTCTCTTGACCCAGAATCCAATATTGTAGACCCTCATTATGCCGAATACAATGCACAAAGTCATATTGATGGCGATGCAAACTATAATAACGGTGATTACAAGATTACTGCATTAAACGGAAATGGTGAGTTTTATAACCATTCTAGGCAATTTAGCTATGTACTTAGAACAATGGCTATATTTGATTATTATGGCAGTATAAACATTAATTTTCTAGATGCTGGTGGAAGTCTTAATAAAGTAAAACCAGCTAGTGGAAATCTTACTGTTAATAGTGAAAGTATGACATGGGACAATCTGAACTATAGCATAACGGATACTACCCCTAAGTTTGGCAATTCTTCTGTCGATAGTGGTTCTGGCACTACTCATATGGGATTAGACAATTTCATGTGGTCAAAAGTTGCATCTGGAGAAAATACTGGATGGCAAAGGGCGTTTGGTGCTTATGTTCGCTGGAAATACATAATGGCTTCTGTTCCTTCAAATGAAACTGCAACGTATTCTATATCAATTAACTTTTACACAAATCCAGAGCAAAGTAGCACAACTGAAGTTGCTGTAACTCATGATGCTCAAGTAGGGGAAACGTCTCAAGACATTATAGATAATTTATTTTCAAAGCTTATTACAAAAATTGGAGATACGTGTCCAGACCAACAAATATATTACGAATGGAGAGAAGATGGCACAGGGATTGATTTTGGTCAAAACTTTGACACTCCCAAGCCTTATGGTTTTCAAACTTCAACTGCTACCAAAACAAATATTGAAACTCAATCAGATATTCAAGCTGGGCAACAGTTTTCTAATATGCTAGTTATTAGTTCTTCGGAGTCTACAGCAAAGGTGTACAATCTCAATGAAGATAACTTTTTAGATTACAGTATAGATTTAAAAATTAATAGTGCATCTTATGATACACAGTTATCGTATGCAGATACACAAGGGTATCTAAAAGTATGTGACTCTATTTTTTACTCCAACAATAAACCCAAATGGTATGGTTATTTAAACTTCAATGCATATACTTATATAGACCATACTTTTGTAGATGGAGATGGAAACACTTCTACTGGAGGTTTCTTTATTGATGATGTAGCTCCTACTCCTTGGTATTATAACAAATTACAAGATGGTGGAGATACAAGTAATATCAAAGAACAGCCTAGTCACCAAGGACATACTGCTAGTGTTCCTAGATTGTTTTTATATCAAGATGACCAAGATACTTTTGATGTTACTTTTTCTGTAACTGGCACTAACAGGGTTCATGATACAGGATTAAAATTGCGAATTGATTGGATTGATGGTGTGGACTCAGATGCAGATAAACTAGATGGTGCTTTTCGTAAAGATGAAAAAGTTGAATTTTACTGGTCTTATGTTTATGTAGGTGGAGGAATTAGCCAACCTATTAAATTCACTAAAGGCTCATCTGCTACAGGTGGAGTTCCTTGGTTAACATCTCCAAAAGCTGATGATGTTGCTATGGGCTTTTCAATAGCTATGGGACCACAAATGATTAATGGTGACGATACAGATACGTTAAATAAACGTTTGAAAGGTATAGAGATATGGGCAAAGTATCACAAGTACGATGCAAATAACTTATATCAGATATGTGAAATAGACTTAATAAAGGGTTGGTTTTCTAGTGCCATTGGTGAATGGAAACCATTTGAAACACATGTTGGCTCAGATAATGAATTAAAAGCATACATTACTACTAAGACACAAACAGACGTAGAACTAGGTCAAGTCCCTATTTTTACTACTTATCCTCTAATATCATTTTATAGCAAATACAGATGCAGTTACGATAGTCCTATAGGGTTTGAATCTGGAGGAACAGGTTGGAAGTCTCATGTTGTTTTTAATCGTAGGTCTTATTATGGAAATGTACGTATTAAAAATGCGAATGGCATTATTACATATTATCCAGATGGGATTATAAAATCTGCTAAAGGGATGTATGATGTAGTAAGTGCAGATAATTTAATTGAAGCGACAATTAACGATGGTGATGAAATCACTTGTTTAGAAGTAGCTGGAAATAAGTTGATGCAGTTTAAGAAAAATTCATTAGCTATTATGGGTATTAAAACGCTAGAAAATGGCGAAAATAGAGAAACTATTGAACAAACGATTCAGTACTGTGGTGTCTCTTCTGAAAACCAGGTATGCAAGACTCCTTATGGGGTTTTCTGGATATCAAGAAGTGGTATTTATGTTTACGATGGAGAAAAGCTAGATAAGCTAACGGAAAACCTACAGGGGAGTACGATAAGTAAAGTAGAATGGGAAAATTTTTTTGGAGATAGAACGCACATTGGATATGATGCGTACTGGAATCAAATACACATCTGTCAAGACACACAGAATAACCCTAAAACGCTTATATATAGCTTTAATACGAGAGCTTTTACTGAAAGCAACAAACTATATGCCTCTGATATAAAAACAGGGTTTGTGAACGATATTAATGGGCATTTACTTTGGGCACAAGTAGGAACTGGTAGTAGTAGTGTAACAACAAATGAAGACAACAATCCTAATAACTTTAATAAAGCCAAAAGAAGAGTAGCTGGAGACGAGCAAAATCAAGGTGGTGGAGGTGCTGGATAATGGCATTAGTTATTAAAAAGACTTCTAAGACTAGACAGCCATTAAAAAAGAATACTCGTATGGTTACTAAGTCGTTTGATTTTGGAGATTCTTCTTCTAAGAAAAAATTTAGTCGTTGTCATATTACGTATAAAACAGATGGTTCTGGCAATGCACCATTAGCAGTACGTTATAAAATTGATAATACGTCTTTTAAGC